CCGAGCGTCAACGACAACTCGACAAGGCACGGGCACTTCGCAACCGCTAATTTTAGGAAATCATCATGAGTAACAGTCTCTTAACCATTGACATGATCACCCGCAAGTCTCTCGAAATCCTTGAGAACAACTTGGTGATCACCCGCAACGTGAACCGCCAGTACGACGACAGCTTTGCTGTTGAAGGTGCCAAGATCGGTTCCACACTGCGCATCCGTTTGCCCGACCGCGCTCTGGTTACTGACGGTGCCGCCCTGCAAGTTCAGGACGACAACGAACAGTTCACCACTCTGACTGTCTCCAGCCAGAAGCACATCGGCATCAACTTCACATCCGCTGAATTGACCATGCAGTTGGACGACTTTGCAGAGCGTGTCTTGAAGCCACGTATCAGCCAGTTGGCCTCCACTGTGGACGCTGACGTTGCCAACGCATACAAGCTGATCGGTAACTCTGTCGGTACTCCCGGCTCTGCCCCATCGACTGCTTTGGTGCTGTTGCAAGCCCAACAGAAGCTGAACGAGAACGCCGCCACCATGTCGCCTCGCTACGCTACCGTGAACCCTGCCGCTAACGCTGCATTGGTGAACGGTCTGTCTGGTTTCTTCAACCCCACAGATGTCATCTCTCGCCAGTTCAAGAACGGCATGATGGGTGAGCAAGTGTTGGGCTACGAAGAAGTCAACATGAGCCAGTCGATCAAGGTTCACACCTGCGGCACCCGTGCTGCCACTGGCAACACAACCGGCGCTGCTGTGACTTCCGAAGGCGCAACCACTCTGACTTTGACTGTCGGCTCCGGTGAAACCATCGCTGTTGGTGACGTGTTCACCATCGCCGATTGCTACGCCGCCAACCCCCAGACTCGTGAGTCCACCGGTTCGTTGTTCCAGTTCGTGGCTTTGGCCTCCTCGACCAGCAGCACTACTGCTACTGTGACCGTGGCTCCTATGTACTCGGCTGGTAACGCCCTGTGCACTATGGTGTCCCTGCCTGCTACCAGCAAGGCTGTTGTGTTCGTTGGTGCTGCTTCGACCAGCTACCCGCAGAACATGGTGTACCACAAGGACGCCATCGCGTTCGCCACTGCTGACCTGTTGCTGCCACAAGGCGTTGACATGGCCAGCCGTGCCGTTCACAACGGTATCAGCCTGCGTGTTGTTCGTCAGTACGACATCAACAACGACCGCATGCCTTGCCGTGTTGACGTGCTGTATGGCTACAACACGATTCGTCCACAAATGGGTTGCCGCATCTGGGGCTAATCCAAGGCGGGGGCTTCGGCCCCTGTTTTCAAAATCAATCTCTGAAAGGAAATTATCATGGCACTCCCTAACGGCGCAGGCGGTTACCAACTCGGTGACGGCAACATCGGCGAAGCTAATCTGACGGTTCAAGGTGCTCCCACAGCACTGACAGCCGCAGCAACTCTCACCGCTGCTCAACTGGCTAACGGCCTGTTCACATACACCGGCGCTGCCGTCAACCTGACTCTGCCCACCGTGGCTGATCTGGAAGCTGGCGTTTCTAGCGCACAGAAAGTGAACTCCGCATTTGAGTTTGGCGTCATCAACATTGGCGGCACCAACGCTGCCACTTTGGTGGTCGGCACTGGTTGGACCATCGTTGGCGTGGCTGCTGTCAGCGCCAACACATCGGCCCGATTCCTCGCCCGTAAAACCGGCGATGGTACTTGGACCGCATATCGCGTTGCTTAATCCTTAAGCAACTGGTAAAACGGGGCTTCGGCCCCGTTTTCACATGGAGAATCAAATGAACGTCACCCTCGTACACCCCCTTCACGGTGCCAAAGTCGCCATCAACGATGTTGAACTTGCTGAAGATGAAAAAAACGGCTGGACACGGTACAATCCTGACACACCTGTCGAGGTGGCACCGAAAGCAGAAAAGCCTGTGCGTAACAAGCTGACTCGCAAAGTGACCGATCAACCTGTCGAACAGCCCAACGAAGTTCCATCCTTTTTGACTTCGGCAAGCGACGAATCCGAAGGAAACTGAAATGGCTTATACCGCTGGCGATCAGATCAACCGAGCACTTCGTCTGCTCGGCATTCTTGCTGAAGGTGAAACGGCGTCAGCGGCAACAAGTCAAGACGCTCTGGTTGCGCTCAACCAGATGATCGACTCGTGGAACACCGAGCGTCTGTCCGTGTTCTGCACCCAAGACCAAATTTTCTCGTGGCCTGCTGGCGAGATCAAACGCACTCTTGGCCCAACTGGTGACTTTGTGGGCAACCGCCCTATCCAGCTTGACGACGCCACGTACTACCGCGCCCCCAGTGGCGTGTCTTACGGCATCAAGTTCATTAACCAAGACCAGTACAACGGCATCGCTGTCAAGACATCGACATCGACCTTTCCACAGGTTATCTTTGTCAACAATACTTTCCCCGATGTCGAGATGTACGTGTACCCTCGACCCACGCAGGTTTTGGAGTGGCACTTCATCTCGGTGCAAGAGTTGACGCAGCCTGCGCTGCTCAATACCGAGTTGTTCTTCCCACCGGGTTACATGCGGGCATTTGCCTACAACTTGGCAATGGAGATCGCGCCCGAGTTTGGTGTGGAGCCAAGCCCACAGGTGCAGCGCATCGCTATGACCAGCAAGCGCAACCTGAAGCGCATCAACAACCCATACGATGTGATGAGTCTGCCCTACGCCGTGGTGGCAAACCGTCAGCGGTTCAACATCTACGCCGGTAACTTCTAATGAAGACGCCCATCCTCGGATCATCCTACGTGGCCCGCAGCGTCAACGCTGCGGATGCCCGCATGGTCAACTTGTTCCCCGAGATCGTGCCCGAGGCTGGCAAGGAGCCTGCGTTCCTGAACCGCGCTCCCGGCCTCAAGCTGGAAGTGACAGTGGGTAACGGCCCCATCCGTGGGTTGTGGGTGCTGGCTGGCAACCTGTACGTGGTCAGTGGCAGTCAACTGTACAAAGTGACTCCTGCCTATACGGCAACCTTGATTGGCACTGTGTCGGGCACTGGACCTGTCAGCATGTCCGACAACGGAACCCAGTTGTTCGTAGCATGCAACGGCCCCTCGTTCATCTACAACTCGCTGACCAACGTGTTCCAGCAGATCACCGACCCGGACTTCCCCGGTGCCGTGACTGTGGGTTATTTGGACGGCTATTTTGTGTTCAATGAACCGAACAGCCAAAAAATCTGGGTTACTTCGCTGCTTGAGGGTACGCAGGTTGACCCCCTCGACTTTGCCAGCGCCGAGGGTTCTCCTGATGGCGTGGTCGGCATTATCGTAGACCACGGGCAACTGTGGGTCTACGGCACCAACTCCATCGAGGTCTGGTACAACAGCGGCAACGCTGACTTTCCGTTTTCCCGCATCCAAGGCGCGTTCAACGAGTTGGGTTGCGCTGCCGCCTATTCGCTTGCCAAGATGGACAACGGTCTGTTTTGGCTGGGCAAGGACGCTCGTGGTCAAGGCATGGTCTACCGGGCTAATGGTTACTCGGGTCAGCGCATCTCGACCCATGCCATCGAGTGGCACATTCAGCAGTATGGTGACTTGTCGGACGCCATCGGATACACCTACCAGCAAGACGGCCACAGCTTCTACGTGCTGATTTTTCCAACCGCAGACACCACATGGGTCTACGATGTGGCAACACAGGCATGGCATGAACGGGCCGGTTTTGCCAATGGTGACTTCACTCGTCACCGCAGCAACTGCCAAGCGTTTTTCGGCACTAAAGTCATGGTGGGCGACTACCAAAACGGCAACGTGTACTCGTTCGATCTGGACGACTACTCGGACAACGGCAGCATCCAAAAGTGGCTCCGCTCGTGGAGAGCACTGCCCACCGGCCAAAACAACCTCAAGCGCACCGCGCACCACAGCCTTCAGCTTGACTGCGAGTCGGGTACCGGGTTGAACCTCGGTCAAGGCAGTGACCCCGAGGTCATGCTGCGCTGGTCAGACGATGGTGGGCACACATGGTCCAACGAGCACTGGGTCAGCATCGGCAAAATTGGCGAGTACTATCGCCGCGCCATTTGGCGCAGATTGGGCATGACTTTGAAGCTGCGTGATCGCGTCTACGAGGTGTCAGGGACTGACCCCGTGAAGATCGCGATTATGGGTGCTGAACTGCTGTTGAGTCCAACAAATGCCTAACCCAACCATCGTACCTATCACGCAGCCACGGGTTCCTTTCTTGAACCCGGAGACAGGCTTTGTCTCAATGCCGTGGTATCTGTTCCTGTTGTCGCTCAGTCAATCGCAGGGCGGCAGCAGTATCTCACTGGATGATGTGCAAAAAGGTCCACCAAGCCTCACGGTTGACGAGATCAACGCCATCATCGAAAAGGCGGCTGGTGACATCACTCCTTCGCAGGACGGGCTGCTGGCGCAGATTGCCGAGTTGCAGAAGCAGGTCAACGCCCTCGCGCTTCAGGTGCGTCCCGAGTTGGGCACCATGAGCCAGCTTCAGCAGGACAATGTGCCGTGGTTGCAGTTCGACACGACACCCTCGGGTATGCCTACCGGCGTCAATGCCAACGGCACCCTGTACTGGGACGATGCCGATGCAATCAAGACGCTCAACATCGTCATGGAAGACAGCGGTGAGGTTATTCAGCACATCGGTGAGGAAACCTACTACCGGGTCAAAGCCAGCGCCACCATCACCGAAGGCCAAGTCGTCATGTTCACCGGCACCGTGGGTGCATCTGGTGGGCTGCGCGGCGCACCGGCCACTGGGCTGACTTCAACGCAAAGCGAATACATCATGGGTGTCGCCACCCAGAACATCGCCAACAACGGTTGGGGTTATGTCACATGGTTTGGTGAGGTTAAGGGCGTCAACACCACGGGCGGTGCAGAGGCTTGGGTTGACGGGCAGATTCTGTACTACAACCCCGCTGTTGCCGGTGGTTTGACCAAGACGGTGCCCACGGCCCCCAACCCCAAGGTCATTGTGGCATCGGTGGTTCATGCTGCCAGCAACGGTATCTTGTTTGTCAGGCCCACCTTCGGCTCGGCATTGGGCGCAACCGACTCAAACGTCGAGATCACTGGGCTTGCCAATGGTGACCTGCTCCAGTACGACTCGGTGCAGGCCCGTTGGGAAAACGTGCCCGCATCGTCTGTGGTTGCTGGTACAGCATCGGCCCCAGTCACCAAGACAGCCGACTTTACTGTGGCTGCTGGTGAGACATGGCTGATCAACAACAAGTCGGGATCGTCCTGCACCGTGACGCTGCCCAGCGCCAGCGCCAGCACTGGCCGGGTTCTGCACTTCCAGAACTACCAAGCCCAGACCCTCGTGTCAGCTTCAAGCAACGTGGTGCCACTGGCCGGTGGGTCTGCGGGCACTGCGATCCTGCAAGCAGTTGCCGGTGCAAACGCCACCTTGGTGTCTGACGGCACAAGTTGGATAATGACGCAATACGACTCCAACAATTCGTTGGAATTGGAATAAGGAGAAACCCGAATGACTGTCATCGTCAAAAACATTGTTCCGGCCAAAACGGTCGAGAACACCCAGACAACCCAGTACACGGCCACCAACGTGACCACGATCATCGACAAGTTCACTGCGACCAATTACAGCGCCAGTGCTGCCACGATCTCAGTTAACTTGGTTACGACTGCCGGGTCCGCTGGCAACAGCAACTTGATCACCAAGACCAAGACGCTTCAGCCGTCCGAGGTCTACACGTTCCCCGAGTTGGTCGGACAGGTTCTGAACCCCGGCGACTTCATCAGTACAATCGCTGGAACCGCCAGCGCCATCAACATGCGCGTCAGTGGCCGTGAGGTGACTCAGTGAACATGACAGTGACTTATGGAGAAGGATTCATCGTTGCGCCGCCTCAGATGATGCGGCAAAAGGTAGAATCGCTCCAGCAGGAACTGTCAAAGCTGCCACAGTACGAACCTGAGACAAAGCACTATTTCCACGGCGGTATGTACTGCCGCGAAGTGTTTCGTCACGCTGGTGTGTTGGTGGTCGGGGCAATCCACAAGAAAGAGCACCTATACCTCATCGTGTCCGGCACCGTGGCGATCACGGACGGCGAGGGCAATGTGCAAGAGGTCACCGGGCCTCATCTGTTTCAGAGCAAACCCGGGACAAAGCGGGCGGTGTATGCAATCACTGACGCGCTTTGCATGACGTTTCACGCCATCGAGGCGACAACGGTCGAGGAAGCCGAGGCCGAGTTGGTTGAGGTGGAACCCGATTCGATGTATGCTTTGGGCAACACGGTCAAGAACAAACAAATTGAGGTGTCACCATGACATTTTGGGTAGCTGGTGCCGTAGTCGGCAGTGCTGTAATCGGGGGCATCTCCGCTAACAAAGCCGCAGGGACGCAAGCCGCTGCGGCTGATCGTGCAGCGGCTGGTCAAGAGCGCATGTTTGAGCGACAGGTGGAACTGTCTGAACCGTGGCGCAAAGCCGGTGAACAGGCGCTCAACAAGCTGATTCCGCTGACCGATTACAAGAATTTCAGCATGTCTGATTTTCAGGCAGACCCGGGCTATTCGTTCCGCATGTCGGAGGGCATGAAAGGTTTGGAGCGATCCGCTGCTGCTCGTGGTGGTCTGCTGTCTGGTGCCACCCTCAAAGGCATCCAGCGATTCGGTCAAGACCTTGGATCGCAAGAGTATATGAACGCATTCAACCGGTACCAGACCGAACGTGCTGCCCGACTCCAACCCCTGCAATCGCTTGCAGGTGTGGGTCAAACCACAGCGCAGCAGATCGGTCAGGCCGGTATGCAGGCTGCTCAGAATATCGGTGAAACTCAGATGAGTGGTGCCGCTGCCCGAGCCTCCGGTTACGTGGGTGGTGCCAACGCGCTGACTGGTGCTCTGAACACCGGTCTAAACTACTATCAGGGTCAGCAGATGATGAATCGACTGGCTCCTTCTGGTGGTGGCGGTGGGTACTCGTGGCAAACTCCGAACTACGGTCCCGGTATCGACGCCTCGTCTGTGCAAGGATAAATCATGCCCATCAACCCAAACATCGCACTGGCCGTCAAAGGCATCGAACTTCAAGACCCACTGGCTCAGTACGGTCGTGTGGCCGCGATCCAAGGCGCACAGCAGCAGAACCAACTGGCCCAGTTGCAAATGCAGAATTTCCAGCGTGAGCAGGAATCGACGAATGCACTGAATCGCGCTTATGCTGAGGCGTACAACCCGCAGACTGGTGAGACAGACATCAACAAGCTGCGCGGTTCGCTTGCGACCGGTGGCTTTGGCTCCAAGCTGCCCGCTGTGGAAAAGGGTCTGCTTGAACTGCAAACCGCCCGCACAGCGCAACAAAAAGGTCAGGCCGACCTGCTTGACAGCAAGCTGAAACAATCGCGTCAGTTCCTTGAAACACTTGACCCCACATCGCCCGGTGCTGCCGAGGCGTACATGCAGTGGCACAGGGCCAACCATGCTGACCCGGTGATCGGCAAAGCACTGGAAGCCCGTGGTATCACGGTGGACCAGTCGATGCAGCGCATTCAGCAGTTGTTGCAGACCCCGGGTGGTCTGAACCGCTTGATCAACGAGTCCAAGCTGGGCACCGAGAAGTTCATGGAGATGAACAAACCGCAACTGTCCACCACGGACGTTGGCGGTCAAGTCGTATCTCGCACGTTCCAGCCGCTGACCGGTGAACTGAAAACCATCGGCACTCAGACCAAAACGATGGCCCCCGGCGAGGAAGAACGCATCAAGAACGAAGGTAAACGCATCGGCCTTGAGGGTCGCCGTGTTGCCGTGCTTGAGGAGAACGCTCGTCGTGATGCCGACCCAGCGTTCCAGCAGCGCATGGGTGGCGCAAGAGCCGTTGGTGAAGCAATCGCCAAAGGTGATGTGGCCGCAATGCAGGCGTTGCCGAAGGTCATTGGTCGTGCCGAAGAAGGCATGCGCCTAATCGACGAGTTGATCGGCAAGCGTGACTCCAAGACCGGCCAACTACTTAAGGGTGAAAAGACCCACCCCGGTTTCCAAAACGCCGTGGGTGCCACATGGCTCCCCGGTGCACGGTTCATTCCCGGCACCGATGCCGCTGGCTTCATGTCCCGCTTTGACCAGATCAAGGGTGCTTCGTTCCTCGAAGCCTTCGAGTCGCTCAAAGGTGGCGGTGCCATCACAGAAAAAGAAGGTCAGAAGGGTACGGAAGCCATCAACCGGATGTCCACCTCGACCGATGAAAAGGAATTCATCCGCGCCGCGATGGACCTGCAAGACGTGATCCGCAAAGGTGTGACAAACGCTCAATCTCGCGCTTCTCGTGCAGGTGGTGGCGGTGCACCCGCTGCGCCAGCAGCAGGCGGTGTAATCGACTTTGGGAGCCTGAAATAATGGACGTTCGTTTACCCGATGGCACGATCATCAAAGGCGTACCCGATGGGATGAGCAAAGCCGATTTGACGGCCAAGCTGCAAGCCAACGGGTACGACATCAGCAAACTCACAGCACCGGCAGCGCCAGCCGCGCCGGAACTGCCTGAGTCGTTGCGTCCCCGCACGGCTGCGTCCGAGGGTATGCCCGGCGCCCGTCAAGAACTGAGCACCGGTCAGCGCGTCTATCAGGCAGCGCGTCCCTTTGTCGCCCCGCTTCTCGAAGCTGGTGGTGCAATTGGTGGCGGTCTGCTGGGTGGTGGCGCTGGTCTGCTGGGTGGTGGTCCTGTCGGGGCCGCTGCTGGCACCGTAGGCGGTGCTGGTTTGGGATACGGTATTGCCAAGGAAGGCATCGAACTGGCCGATGTGGCGATGGGCATGAAAGCCCCTCGTCAGGGTGCAGCCCAAGTCGTCGAGCCTGTACGCAACGTGCTTGAGGGTGCAACCTTTGAAGCTGGTGGCCGTGTGGCTGGCCCGCTGATTGCCCAAGGCATTGGCAAACTGGCCGATCTGCGCCAGATTCCCAAGAACAAGGCTGCTGACATCGCCCGCAACGCTCTTGGTCCAGACTTGCCCGAAGTGCTCAACGCGCTCAAAGCAGGGCAAGGCAAAGGCATGAGTGCAGCGCAGGCCGCAGCCGACATTAACAGTCCCACATTCCAAGCCCTGATTGACCGTGCCACGGCCCGCGATCCCCGCTTCCTGTCGGCGCTGGAGAAGTCCCAAGGCGATGTATCGCTCAACGCACTGTCCAAGCTGGCCGGTGGCAAAACAGCCGCAGATGTTCGGGCCACCACAGAGGGTGCCAAGGAAGCTGCCCGCAGCATCACCAGCCCCATGCGAGAAAGCGCACTCACTCGTGCCAACCTCGGCAAAGAAGTCGCTCGTCTGGAGGGTCTGTCTGCCGACCTCGGTGAGCAGGCTGCTGCCAAAGTGCAAGAGGTTCGCCGCCTCATGGAACTGGGTGACATCGCCAACGCCAGTGCCCGATTGAGCCTGATCAAACGTGATCTGCCTGTCGGATTGACCAAGTACACCTACTCGGGCGAGTTGGCCGAGAAAGCCTTTGGCGATTGGGCCAACAAGGCCGCTGAAGCATCCCTCGATCTGGGCCAAGGTGCTCGGTTTGCCGATCAAGCCGCTGGCGCTCTGCGCTCCGTGGGCATCAAACCCCTCGAAGGTGAGCCACTGGTGCGCAGCCTCAAGACTGTGGCAAACAACCCCGAGTTTGCTGGCAATGATGTGTTGTTGGGTTCCCTGCGCAACGTCAGCGACGACATTGCCAAGTGGACCAGCAGCGGTGGTGTCATCGACGCCCGCGCCCTTGATGCCATCCGCAAGAACTCGGTCAATGCTGCAATCCAGCAGCTTCGCCCGGGCATGGACGCCACCAGTCAGCGCAACCTTGCAGCCGGTGTTCTGAGCCGTGTGAAGCCCGTGATTGACGATGCCATCGAGGCAGCGGGTGGCGCAGGCTACCGCGACTACCTCAAGCAACACGCGCAGATGTCCCAGAAGATTGCCGAGAAGCAGTTGACCGGCGAAGCCCTGCGTCTGTTCAAGACCGACAAAAACGCTTTTGTGCGCCTCGTGCAGAACGAGTCCCCGGAAGCCGTGGAGAAGATTCTTGGCCCGGGCAAGTACAACATCGCTGTCGAGTTGGCCGAGAACACACTGGCACCGCTGGAGAACGAGGCTGCGAAGGTCATCCGCAACGCCAACATCAAATCCCAAGTCGAAGGTGGTCAGGTGGCCCTGAAGGAATTGCTGCTCCAAAACATGAGCAAGTTCCGTCTGCCGTCTTACCTGAGTGCCGTGGCCGCGACGACCAACAAGGCGCTGAACATCTTGGAAACCAAGATCGGCACCAAGACAATGGCGACCCTGACCGAAGCCCTGAAGACACCCGAGGGTGCTGCTCAGTTGCTGGAGTCACTGCCCGCTGCCGAGCGCAACCGTGTTTTGCAAATCATGGCCGATCCGGCAAAATGGGGTGCTCCGACTCGTGCTGCTGTCACCGGCACAACCGCAGCCGGTGTCAACATGCTGGCACCAGATCGTTTTGTTGAAAACGAATTCGTTCGTTAAAATACAGGCACCCTTCATCATGGAAGCAGTAGACATGGCTGAGATTGACCCAGTAAAGTACGGCGTTTTGTGGGAGCGCGTTCAGAATTACGAGCGCCGCTTCGATGAAATGAGTGCCAAGATCGACAAAATGGAAAGCCATGTCGAGCACCTTGTGGCCCTTGCCAACCAAGGGCGCGGTGGTTTCTGGGCCGGAATGGCCTTTGTTTCATTCATCTCCAGCGCCATAGGGTTTGCCCTAAGTTGGCTCAAAGGTCACTGAGATGTACAGCCTTGGTGTCCGATCTAAAGCGCGACTCAAGGGTGTTCATCCCGATCTGGTCAAAGTGGTCGAGAAGGCCATTCAACTGACCACCGTGGACTTCACCGTACTCGAGGGTGTCCGCGATCTGATCCGTCAAAAGAAGCTGGTCGAGTCGGGTGCCAGCCAAACAATGAACTCGCGCCACATCCCCGGTGCCGATGGGTTTGCCAAAGCCGTTGATCTGGGCGCATGGGTGGATGATCAGGTTGACTGGTCATGGCCGTTGTACGCCAAGATCAACGCAGCCATGCAAGAGGCATCCAAACAGGTCGGTGTGCCAATCGAATGGGGTGGTGGCTGGCGCACGTTCAAAGACGGCCCACACTTTCAACTGCCCCGCAAGGAGTACCCATAATGGACCCGTTGACCATCCTCGCAGCCCTTGGCCCGTTGGCCGTTGACTTAGGCAAATCCCTGATTGGTCGGTTCATCCAGACCGACACCTACAAGCCGGTCAACGTGGACGAGTACGTCAAGATGCGCGAACTCGATCTGAACATGTTCAAGGCGATGAACGATGCCGGTGGTACCAACCCCTCGTACCCGTGGGTTGAGGCTGCTGTGCGCTTGATGCGCCCTGCTGTCGGGGTCATTGTGCTGGGCACTTGGGCCTACCTCAAGGTCAACAGCATCGACAGCGAGTCCGTGGACAACTTTGCCGGTGCCGTTGGGTTCTACCTGTTCGGTGACCGCACCTTGTTTTACGCCCGCAAAACCAAATAAGCCAGCACCGGCCACACTGTCAGGCCAATCAGAGCCATCAGCATCCAGTAGGCCAGCCGCTTGAGGTGCCGGGTCAGGTAGGGCGCGTATTTCCCTTCCGGGTACTTCGCGTACCGTTGTTTCACTTTTGCCACTCGCACTGGGCAATCACGCCCTTGGTTGCAATTTCCGTATTCATCACAGCAGTTCATGTTGTCACCTCCGGCACTTTTGCCAATTTGATCGTGTCTTTGTCGTACTGAATTTTGAACTTCACCAGCGCCAGCGCCTTCTCGATGTCGCGCACAGTGATCACGTCCATTTGAGCATCGTGCAGTTCCATGAGCAGGTTCAGAGTCTGAATCTCCGGCCCCGTGGGTGTGAACCTGCCGTGCTGTCGGGCGCGGTCAATGATCTTCAGGATTGCAAACCTTCCGTCAATGCAGACATCTTTGTATTCCGCGCCAAACCCCATCTGGTGCAGTGCCTCGGTGACATTCGACATGGCAATCAGAATATCCATGTCAGCTTTAACGGCGCGGCCCTGCATCAAGGACACCATCGACTCGCTGTTTTTGATCTTGAGGTCCAGCAAAAAATTGTCATGCTTGGTCACAGGGGTCATGGACTCAATGACGTATCCGAGTGGGTTCACCAGCACGGGTTTCGGTCTGTACTTGCTGCGTTTTCTCATGCTGCTCTCCACTGCATCCCGAGGTTGAATACGCTGTTCATGGTGGTGCGCGACTTCAGCCGTGCGTAATACCGGCGCTTGACGGCAAGCTGGTCAACCTTGGGCTTCTTGGCATCAGGCTTGTCACCCAGTGCAAAGACAGCCCGAGGATAGGTGCGGGCACCATCGTGATCGTCGATGTACCTCACGACATAAATGCGCTTGAGTCCGGCCTTGGTTCGCTTGTTCATGCGGTTCAGCACGGCGTGGGCGTCGTACCGGGTGATGCCCAGATACTCGGCCAACTCACTCGCGGTGATCTCGCCAAACTCGACAATGGCGGCAGTGGTGTCAATGACCCGCTGCCCACGGTTGAGACTGCTCAAAACGGTGCCTCCGGCAACTGGCTGCGCTGCTGGCGCTGATACTCGGACTCCTGCTGTGGAGTCCAAGGCACTGGGCCACCGGGAGGAGGGAAGGGCCATGCGGTCATGTGTTTTTAATTTTCAAAAGATGCGCAATTGCGTGCGCAAATGCCGTATATGACCAGCTTCCTGTCCAGTCGATCATGTGTTTGAGTCCGTCGATCTCCTCATCCGTCAGACCCGTCCACTGCCGCTGTGCTGCGGTAAGAGGCACACGGCCATCACCAGCAGTTTTGTAGATCGTGCCGCAGCCAACGGAATCAAAGTGCTCACGCACCTCGTCAATCTTTACCCAACCCTCAACTGCGTTCCAGTACTCCAAAGGCTCCTGTACAGGTGCTGCAAGGGCTTGCTTGATGGCAACGAGTTCGGCCTCCATCTGTAGCAGTGCCTCACGCACAGGCTGCGAAACTCCCTTGCTATTGGCGAGTTCGTTGATTGTGTATTTCATGACTGCTCCTCAGTGGCCTTGTGCAGATAGGTCGTCAGGCGCTTGATCTGCGCCTCACGGTACTTGCACATCGAGTCAGCGTATTCACGCGCTGTCTGAGCCTCCAGCAGCCTGCGCTTGCTGTCCTCCAACTCGCGCAGTGCCAGTGCTTCGGCGCTTGGTGTGGTGTATGCGTTCTTCACCCAGTTGACAAGTTCACGGATCATTACAGTTACTCCTTTGGTTGATGTGCAACAAGTGTATCACACTTTCAGTAGAGGCCGTCAAGCACTGGCGGCTGATAATTTGGACCTTTTTTGATCTTGCCGTTGGCATCACGAATTGGCTGGCCGTTGTGGTCAAACTTGGACCAGTTGCTTGCATTCACACGATCACACGCATCAGCGGCTTTCATGCCCGCGCAGTAGGCCACACCGATGCCGGTGACCACCTGATCTGCGATGCCGTCAAGGAACTCTTTGCGGTTATTGATGGTGGCCTTGAGTTCGTTGATCTTGAGCAGCTTTGCCAGCGTCAACACTTGCAAGCGCACGTCATGCCACAGTTCGTCATCACTGGTGTCGATGGATCGCATCATCTCCTCGATCTCCTCGAAGTGGCACCCAAGCTGCACGTTGAAGTCGGCAGCAGTGGGTTCAGGGCGGGCACGTTTGTGCCAGAGTTCAATTGCTTCAGTGCTCATGTTCATACTCCTTTGGATTGACGGTATTGCTTGACTGCGTTGCGCAGTCCAGCTTGGGTTGTGGCCTTCTCATCGAGAGCCAGTGCTTGTGCTTGATCCAGTGTGTCTTGCATCAGGATGCGGTGGCACATGACTGGTGCCCCTTGTCCCTGACGGCGCACACGGGCGTTGAACTGCTCGTAAAGGTCCAGCGACCAGTTGAGGCCATACCACACGAGGATGTGGCCGTTCTTCTGGAGGCCGTCGATGCCGTGGCCCATGCTGGCCGGGTGACCGATCATCAGTTGACAGTCGCCCGTCTTCCAGCGGTGCATGGCGTTGGTGAGCGATGCCTCGGTCTTACACTCGGTCAGGTTGATGGGCCGCAAGTCTTTGAACTTCTCCATGATCCTCTGGGCATCGGACCGGTACGCATAGGCGCACAGGATAGGCGACCCTTGGGCCTCGTCGATGATGTCCTCCAGCGCGTCCAGTTTCATGTCATGCACCGGCTCCCACAGGGGCATCCCGGCGATGGGGTACATGGCCCCGTTGGAGAACTGCAAGCACTTGTTGGTCAGGGCGGCTTGGTTGAACGCCTCGACTTCCTTGCCGCTGTCCAGCACCATGAAGAACTCTTTTTCCAGCCTGTCGTACTTGGCCCGCAACTCGTCAGGCATCTCAATCTCGATGTTGTTGACAATCAGGTCAGGCAGCGGGTTGTAGTCCTCGGCTGACATCTCCAGCGTGATGTCACCGATCAGCTTCTTGATGGTGTCCTCGGTGTCCTCATAGGGCACCTCTTTGTAGGGTCCGGCCTTCTTGTAGAACCGGGTGCGGAACGCTGTCTTGCTGGTGCCCAGACGCTCACCCTTGTCCACCACGAGGAACTGACCGTGAAGGTCTTTGTACCCGTTGCTGGCGGGGGTGCCGGTGAGGCCCGTGGTCCACTCGAACTGGTCAGCGATCTTGCGAAACGCATTGACCCGGTTCGTGGCGCTGTTCTTCATCTTGCTGATCTCGTCCCAGATAATTCCGTTGAACGGCATCGGGCGATCCTTCTTGACGAAGTAGGTCTGAAGTGTCTCGGCCAGCCAGCCAAGGTTCTCGTAGTTGATCATGTACACGTCAGCAGGGCGCAGCAGGGCGCGGGTGCGCTGGTCCTTGGTGCCCGCCACCATGCTGAACTTGAGGTGCTTGGTGTGTTCCCACTTCGCAGCCTCTTGACGCCACACGAGTCGAATGACTCGGATGGGAGCCACGATGATCACGCCCCGCAGAAACTGGGTGCGGATCAGGTGGGCCAGCGTGGTCAGTGTGATCACGGTCTTGCCCAGTCCCATGTCCAGCCACAGCATCGAGTTGGGGTGTGTGGACTGGAAGTTGACCGCCTTTTTTTGGTAGTCGTGGAGCAGGTCAGGTGTCAGCATGGCCCACCTCGCACGTAAAGCCGCAATCCGCTGGCATGTCTACTTTGAACCGTCCGCGATTGGGTGCCAACTCGTCCAAGTACACCGGGCCGTTTTCGTCCTTGTTTACAGCGTGACCAATCAATCTTTCCACTTTCGCCATCTTGTCGAACCTGTCGGGAAAGTCTTTGCGAATCTTGTTCCAATAACCCATCCCCCCCTTCACGCAACCAATGCAGTTGTTGTTGGAATACCCGAGGTGATACATGGCTGGCAGCTTCAGGCCCAGTCGGGTCAGGTGTTTGTAGCAGTCTTGCTTGCTCACTTTATTGTCAATCAAAATGAAGTCTTCAGCCACATCGTTGTTGCCGTCGATGAATCGGTCAGCGCGGTCTTGTTCTTCAACGGTGTAGCCAAACACCTGAATGTCGCCGGGTCGTTGGTATGACTTGCGCATGTCTTTTTTCAGGATCATGGTGCAAGGTGCGCCGTACTGGTTCTTGATAAACCCGCGCTTTGCAAACACCTTGTAGATTGACCCCTCGTGTTGTTCATCCACGATCACCTTGACAGGAATGCCGGTGACACGGGTGAAGTCATCAAGGAACCGAAGGTTATCCTCGTGTTCCTCAACCACACGACAATACACGGCTTCGATCTCACCATACTTAACGGCGGCAAGAATGGTGGCAACCGCACTGGCGGCACCGCATGAGAACCATGAAATGACTCTCATACGGCACCCATCACCATCACGTCAACCATCAACTTACCCTCGGCCACGTTGTCAATGACGAACACGTTGACCATCTGTTGCCGGAGCCTGTCGTGCTCCCGGTACTGCGCTGGCGTGGGTACTTGACCCTCGCGCTTGAACTCGCAGAACCACATGCGCCCATCGGGTCCGATGAACAGACGATCAGGCACAGCGGCACGGGCAGGGCTGGTGAACTTGTACGCCAGCACACCCTTGGTCTTGGCGTAGTCGCAGACCTTTTTTTCAATGTCTTTTTCAAGCACCTTGGCACCCCGCATCAAGATCGTGTTTGATTTCCATGTCACGCTGCTCCAGCACCTCGGCCAGCTTTTGCAGGTAGTGAGCACCCTTGCGAATCTCTTGGGCGTTTTCGTCCTTGGTACCCATACGCATGACGTACTTGAGCGCCCCGCCACGGTAGAACCCGATGCGCTGCTCGATGGGCCATGTGTCAACCACATCCCAAGGCTCCACGCCCATGTTCTTGTAATGATCGCCACCAATTTGAATGTCACGCGCTTTCATTGTTTCGCTCCTGTTTGATTTGTTCGATGAATCGCTCCAGCGATTCCTTGGTGAAGACGTATTGATCTGTGAAGTTGGGTAGGTTTTTCACCAAACACCGCGACTCAATGTTTCCACCGGCTTCCAGCACCTTGGTGTTCAAGCAAGTCCCAGACATAGCTTCTCCACTTCTCTGACGTAGTAATCGAAATCTACTGGCGACTTGCCAGCATCGTTGATGTCGTTGCAGACCTGCACACCCCAGCCCGACTCGACGCCAATCTTGCGCCACTCGGTCTTGCCCTTGAGGGGCGGCATGTACTTGAACAAGCGACCACCACCTTCGGAGATGTAGTAGCGCGTGATGTTCTGAATCTTTTGCGGCTGCTGGTTGTCCCACTCGATGGCGAGGTGGCTGCTGCGGGGCACCTTGGTGCGCAGCATGAAATCCATGATGTCGGGCCACTGCTCGACTGTCTCGCGGATCGGCGCACCCTCAACCAACACCTTCTCGGCCACCTTGGGCACCACCAGTCCACCGGCATTCTGGTGCCAGCCGACCTTGTACTCATAAGCACCTTTGCGCTTGGTGCTGCCGTCCTCAAACACGCCGATGTACGAGTTGACATCGCGGATCATCATGGCCTTGTACACAGCTTCCTCAAGGTTCAACCCGGTGCGCGACTGCCACGCAGCGCGGGCCAGATCGACCAGCATCTTGTGGCTGCGAGGCACACGCACAGTCAGGCCGTCAGTGTTCACTTGGATCAGGCGCAGCCCGGGGATGTGCATTAGCCCCTCGGCCAGCAGACACAGCAGCAGTTGACCGTTGAGCGTGATGCTCATGGTGAACAGCGGGTCGTAGAAGATCGAGAACTGGTTGTTGCTGTCACCATAGACGCCGTTCAGCGCCAGCTTCAGCATCGCGCTTTCTGCGGACTTCTTGGGGTACTGTTTGCGCTGCTCGAACAGGTGCTTGTAGATGCTGACAAACTCTTTTCCGAGATGGGCCGGGTGAAACCCATTCGTGATTGCCAAGTTTGGATAGTATGAAGTGACATCCAAGTCCACGATGACGTATTCACCGTCAGACTCGATGACTTCAGACTCGACGGAGCCGTGGATTCCTCCAAGGCCAAAGACAAAAGTGAATCCATTGACTGTTGCTGTGAGGTCCGTGAAGACCCCTTTGGTTTCGGTGATGGTCTGAGCCTTGAGCCAGTTCATCACCCGGTTAAATTCAGGATGCTCGAAGTTGATCCACGGCAGGATGGCGTCCTTGAGGTGGATCACCGGGCGCTTGGTCTGCCGGGGTGTGCGGCCCTTGGGGCCAAAGTCATAGCAGGCAACACCGGCTTCTTCCAGCTTCATGGTGAAGTAGTCTTTGCCGATCTTGGTGTCGTTGTGGTTCATGAAGTCCCGGGCGTACTTGCGCGTCAGTTCTTCACGGAAGTGGATCATGTCAAGCGTGTGGTGATAGAACGCCTTGGTCTGCGCCACATCGTGCTTGTTGTAGGACTTGAGCACTTCGATCTGCTCACGAGTCAGCACGGTACCCACGGGAAATGGCAGGTCTTCAATGCTGTCGCTGCGCATGTTGAACTCCAGCACCTTGAGGCTGGTGGATCGGGCGCGGTTGTCGAAGTGGTGAATCTTGAACAGGTCGATCTGCTGCACGAACTGGTCCGAGGGCTTGACCATGTGCATCCACTTGCTGCCGTCTTCATCTTGCGAGTTGATGATCGCCATCGCCTTTTCGTAAAGGGTGTGTGCTGAACTCACACCCATGCGAATCAGGGTGTGGATCACAGGGTAATCGAACCCCAAGTTGTTAAAGCCGACCATGCGTGAGTCGGTGTCCTTGAGGAACTGGAGGAACTCAACGATCTGACGACTGTCGTTGCGTAGGTCACTGATCTCGAACATCCAGTGCAGAGGTGCTTCTGCGTGTTCCACCGCCAGTGTGAACACGTTGGGATAGGTTTCAATGTCGAATACATAGTCGTTACTCATTACGGTTACCGGGTAGGTGGGGCCACTGGCCGGTCCCCCGGGAACCCCCAGAGGCAGTGGCCCCGATTCAATTACTGGCCGAAGAACGATGGCAGGCCAGCAGGTGCGCCAAAGGGTGCGGCAGGCATTGCTGGCGCTGGGGCAGCAGCAGGTGCAAACATGCCAGCGGGAGCACCGGCAACAGCACCGAACATGCCCGATGCGTCCACAGCACCTTCACCGAAAGGCGTGTCATCAGCGGCGAACTGGACAGCAACCAAATCGCAGCGAATACCGCGACCAACTTTGTTGTCCTGCGGCCAAGGCTTGATCGCAGCGTTGACACGGCAACCGCCGTACATCTTGCGGGCCAGTTGCTGATACGCCATCGTGTTGGCAGGATCGACTGGAGTGCCATCGGCTTGGATCATCTGAGGCGCGGTGTCGCGGCCAGCAGTGATGTACACGTTGCCAGCGTAGCCGTCATACGGCTGCATGGTCTTGCGGCTGACCTTCTCCTCACCACGACCGTAGCAGCGGGTCTTGCGGTCGTTTTGGATCATGTTCATGACAGCCTGTGCGTGGTCCTTCCACTTCTCCAAAGCAATGGCACCATAGCGGGCCATGAACTGTTGAAAGCCGGGATGGTCTTGAGGCATCAAAAACTCGCAGTTGTACGAGATGCGCTCTTTACCGGTGGCCTCGTTGACCTGACGCTGTGGTTCAGCGAGGTGTGGGAAGGACAGACGGACGTTCGACAAAAAGATGATTTCAGACATTACATTTACTCCAGTTTAAGAAAGCCACGAGGGCAGGGATTCGGCAGCGGGTGCTGCCTCTACTGCGCTAAACAGCGGCGCAGCATTCATGACGACAGCCGGACGGCCATCAGATTCAGGGACCACGGTCAGTTTGCCCGCCAGTTTGCTGACGTACTCCTGCTCCATGCGTTTGAGTTGGCGCTCGGTCAACGTCACCTTAGTGCCGTCTTTCTTCTCCCACGTCAGCTTTTCAGCCTTGGCAGGTGTGACGAGTTTGGTTTCGTAGATCGCGCCCTTGGGAATGCCCATCTTGACCAACTTCTCGGCCATCTCGGCTTCAGGCAGTGCCCAAGCGCGGGAGCCGCGACCGTTGACCAGTTTGAGGCCGGGGATCGAGATGCCTGACTCCATGCGGCGCATGGCTTCTTTTTCCACAGCTTCAAGGAGTTGGCGCATCAGGGGTGCGGCTTCCATGATCTGACGAATCTGGGCATCGTCCATCTGGGCCGGGTCTTTATCGGCAGACTGCTGCGCGACATCGAGTGTTTCGGTTACGACAGGTTGAAACATGATTCCTACCTCCTTCATTACGTTACCTGCCAGCGCGGCGCAAGAGCCTTTCGCACGACAGAATTTACATTGACTTTCACCCGGTACAAGCGGTGCATCTGGTTTGTCAGTGGCAGCGGCTTGCGTGATGATTGTACCCATGTTGTCGAGCAAAGAGCGCACCGACACCTCGTGTGAAGTGATGGCAGGCATCCCACGCAGCGCCAGCTTGGGCTGAATGATGGTCATGCGATGTGTGTTGAATGGGTAAGCACCGTTCACGGGCAGCTTGTAGCCAGCCAACACACCATAGGCGTACTGTTCAAGCTGCATGTTGCCCTCGGCACTCACCACACCCATGCCGTCCTTGTAGTCAATCAATTCGATCCAGTCAGGGCCGATGATCTGGCAGTCCACAGTGCCCGACAGGTCTTTGCGACCCAGCAGGAACTCGGGGTCCACCTTCTGTTCGGAGATGACCTTGAACATCCCGTTCATGGATCGCTCACGGATGTACTCAATGGCGGTCTTGACCCGGGCAGCGCGGTCAGCGTCCACCTTGAACGTGCCCTCGTGATCGGTGAAGGTTTCCCCTACCTGATCCATAGGGTCAGACAAGCCGTTCTTGATGCAGTGCTCAAGCAGCGTATGCGAGTGTGTGCCATCGGCAGCAGCGGGGCCGCTACCGGTGTCAGGGTACTTGGCCTCCTCTCGAATGCTGCCGGGGCACAAGGCCCAGCGGCTGCGCTTCGATGGGGACAGCTTGGCGTGATCGCTCACTTCAGTGCCTCAACGCCAGTGTGCAGTGCAGCATAGTGCTCGGGCTTCACATCATTGATGTTCTGGTAGCCCAGACCAGTCAGGACGCCTTGGATCAATGCACCCTTTTGTGGGCCGAGAGCCTTGTAGGCACCCATCACGTAGTCAATCAAGCCCTTGCCGTCAGTGAACGGTGCGCCAGTGGCGACAGGTGCGGCCACAGGGGCTGCGAATGTGGGAGGCGCTGGCATGGCCGGAGCAGCGGCCACGGGTGCAGGTGCTGCAACAGGAGCAGGAGCAGCAGCAACGGGGGCAGCTTGTACCACAGGCGCAGGTGCTGGTGCAACAGGTGCGGGTGCTGCTACATTGCCAGCTTGCAGTTGTGCGGTCAAGGCAGTGACAGCGGCAGTCAGGGCTTCAATCTTGAGTTCGAGTGACATAGAGTTTCTCCAGAGGGTTACGGTTTACAGGGGGTTGAATTGTGAGGCGGTCTTCAACAAACGCCTCGACGATTTCACGATGCACTTCGCTTGGTGTCCCTAGCTTTCGTGCTTTCTCATGAAACTTGGTGCGCGTCTTGTCTGTCACTCGGACAGTCATGAACGCTGATTTGGATTTGGGTGATGTCATAAATAATTTCCTTGACCGATGGCGCAAGTGTACACCACTGTGATACGATTGTGCAACTGGTTTGAAATTATTTTTGGAAAAGAAAAAGCCCCGGTGGTTAGACCGAGGCTTTAAAGGAGAAGCTCAATGAACAAAGTGTCGGCAACTGCAATCACCAACGGGATTATTCTATGACAGCACCGCAGACTGTGCAATCACACCCTGCGTCAGTTGACGCCTACATCAGACACGGCTGGAGCCTTGTCCCGATCCCAGCCAATACCAAGGGGCCGCGCACCCCGGGCTGGAACCTCAAACAGAACGCCCTCAAGGCCCAAGGCGACCTGCCCCCGGGCTACGGCATCGGCTTGGCCCATGCGTACAGCGGCACGATGGCGCTGGACATCGACAACTGGACCGTGACCACCAGCCTGCTGGCCGAGCACGGCATCGACCTGCAAGCCCTCTACGATGCGCCTGACGCCGTGGTGATCAACTCGGGCAAGCCCGGGCACGGCAAGCTGTTGTACGCGATGCCCTTTGGCGCTGCGCTGCCATCGAAAAAGATCATGCACAGCGGCATCACGGCCTACGAGTTGCGCTGCGCCACGGTCAGCGGCCTCACGGTGCAGGACGTGCTGCCCCCGTCGATCCACCCCGAGACACGCCAGCCCTACCACTGGGCGGGCCACGGCCACTGGACCCGGATGCCGGTGATCCCCCAAGCCCTGCTGGACCTGTGGAGTGGGATGCTGGCGCAGGACAAAGAGCGCACCATCGCCACGGACGGCTCGATTGACGCCTCATGGGAGGAGATCAGGCAAGCACTCGATGCGGTGCCTGCTGACTGCACCCGGGACGAGTGGGTCAGCATCGGCATGGCCCTGCACTGGGCGGGCACCCAGACTGACCAGCTTGAGCAGTCCCTGTCGCTTTGGAACGAGTGGAGCGCCACGGCGCAGACCAAGTATCCCGGTGAGCGTGAAATCCTGACGCAGTGGATCAGCTTCAAACCTGACAAGGTTACGGCTGTCAAGTTGGGGACACTCTTTCACATTGCCAAGTCCCACGGCTGGCAGCGGCCCATACCCAATGCGTCCGAGTTGTTCAGCAAGGTGGAGACACCGGTCATGGAGCCGATCAACGTGCTCGATGGCCTGCGGCCCAAGCCACCCGAGATGGACCTGTCACTGTGGCCCAACATCCTCAAGACCCGATCCACTGAGATTTCAGAAAGCGTGGGCTGCGACCCTTTGGTCCCTTTGTTCGCTGGGTTGGCCGCTGTCTGCGGGGTGATTGACGCCCGCATTCGGCTGGAACTCATGCCGGGGTTCAAGGTGCCCCCGGTGCTGTGGCTCATGACTTTGGGCGACCCAGCGGACAAGAAGTCACCCGGATCGCGGCCCATGCTGTCGCCCCTGAAGAACATCGAAGCCGAGGACCGGCCCCGCTATGGCAAGGAACTACTCGACTGGGAGGGCAAGGAAGCGGCCTATGCTGCGGCCAAAAAGGGCTTCCTCGAATGGTCCTCCTCGCCCGATGCCCTGCTGGGTGCCGACCAAGCCCCACTGGTGCCCGAGATGCCCCCGCAGCCCGTGCCTCTGAAGATCACGGTGTCCGACATCACGAGTCAGAAGCTGGTGCGCCAAGCGGCAGACCGACCCCGTGGCCTGCTGTGCCACCTCGATGAGATGAACAGTTGGGTGCGCAAGCTGACAGACAAGACCAGCGGCGAGGATCGGTCAGCGTGGGTTGTCAGCTACGAGTCAGAACATTACGAGATGGACCGGGTGGGCGCGGGGTCGATCCACTGCGAGAACTTAGCCGTGAGCATCTACGGGAACATCCAGCCTGCGGTGTTCCGGGCCAGCGTGGCACCCCTGTCGGCTGACGGCCTGCTGCAACGCTTCATCCCCGCCATCCTGCGCGGCAGCAAGACCAAGCTGGGCCAGCCGGTGCCCGAGTACCTGACCAGCGCCGCAGCGTGGGAGAACACCCTGCGCCTGACCTACGCGCTGCCCCCACAGACCTACCAACTGTCGCCCGAGGCGTACACCGTGTTCCGTGAGTTCCAAGCATGGTACGAGGAGGCCAAACAAGACGAGAGGGTGCTGGACAGCGGGCCTGAGTACATGACAGCCTTCGGTAAGCTGGAGGGCTTGGCTGGCCGGTTGATCCTGCTGTTCCACGTCATCGAGTCCCCATTTAGCCCACAAGTTGCCCCCGATGTTGTCCACAGGGTCATCTCGTTTGTCAAGGGCTACGTGATCCCCGCCTACCGTTACGCACTGGGCGAAGTGGCCGGGGCCATCTCGAATGACTTCGACCAGTGGGTGATCGACCACATTATCCAAAACAGCACCGAGATCACCATGATCGACCTGCGCACCCTGAAACGGTCAGCACGGCGTAAGCTGGAGGGCAAGACCGAATGGCAAAAGGACCAGATGGTCATGGACGCCATGCTGGTGCTGGAGCAGGCCGGGTGGGCTGTCAAGATCGAGGAGGAGTTGCACAAGCACCGTGCGATGTGGGCCATCAACCCCACACTGCCCACCATGTTCAAAGACTACCGAGAGCAGGTGCTCAAGGCCAAACAGCGCCACGCTGACTACATTTACCGCCACGCCTACGACAAGGGCAAAGAGCGCAAGCTGGTCAAGGGGTATGACCCCGACACAATGGAATGACAAAGGCCCGGTTACCCGGGCCTTTTTTGTTTACCTAGCCGGTAAAGAATTTCCGCCAACACTGGGCACAAATCCACCGGGTCGGTGACATTTGCACCCCGCCCTCGGGCAGTCGGGGTTTGTTGCAGTCGTTACATTGGGTCATCTCATCCACCCTCTCACATTTGACACAATGACCATGAGTATGGTGAACCATGATGCGATCAACGCAATGGTCAACCACAACTCAACCCAGAAAGCAGATTTTTCAAGTTCTGTTTTTCGCTTCATTCGGTCTTCTCCTTGAGCGTGGCCCATGCCACTTGGGCACATCGGGCGCACTGGTAGTGGTACTGGGTGCGGTGTGGCGATGGGGTCAACAGCCAGCGGTGTTTGCATTCGGTCACAGTCCTAACTCCTTTAATGCTGTTTGCAGTCCTGCCAAGCCACCGACACGCTGACCTTGGATAAGAATCTGCGGCAGTTGTTTGACCTCTGGGTACTTTTCACGCAGTCCGTCAAACTCATACGGGTTGTCGCAGTCAATCTCCTCATACGCCAGACCCTTAGACACCAGAGTGGCCTTGGCAATGATGCAGTTGGGGCAGTTGCTTTTACTGTAGATGCGGATTTTCATGTGTTCTTCTCCTTGAGTTTGGCTTCGATGGCTTGATAAACAAGAACTCTTGTTGGTTCGATGTCAGGGTTAAACATCGCCGATTCATAGCACTCATCCACCTCAGTCTCCGTCAGCCCAACCCATTGCCGCTGTGCTGCGGGTGGGGTGGTGTAAAAAGCTGTACCCGAGTTGAAAATTCTGGAGGGATTAACTGGCAGGATGACGCATTGCCCTCCGTAGTAGCCAGACACAATCGCCACAGGCTCCTGCGCAGATGCGGCATCACGCATAGCCACATCAAACTTCAATGCGTCTATAAAGTTTTCCGGTACAGGTGCTGGCCGTGCTGCGGGTGAATGGGTGTAGAGGGGAACAGATTTCAGAACTTCATTGATTTCGTGAGTACCTGACCAAACAGGTTTGGAATTCCAAGCAAGGATTGTTCTGTACTCCGACTGACCTTGATAGTTTGCAAGGTCGACATCTACCATCCACGCCACAGGCTCCTGCACAGGTGCTGCAAGGGCTTGCTTGATGGCGGTTATGGCTTTGCGCTGTGCTTTTTCAAGGCCTTCATCATCATTGCAGTTTTCCCACTCCAACGCCTCCAGCGCCAGCTTCAATGCTTCGTCTTTGGTCATTTGGTGATCTCCTTCTTGGTTCGGGATTTTTTCACATGGACAGATTGAGCAGGTAGAAACGAACCATGCAGGGCAGGGGCCATAGCTTCAACCATGCCAAGGACATCGAGTAGACGGGCCACGGCTGCGCCCGGTTCACGTTCGCCTGTGCACCACTTGCGAACGGTGAACACGGGAACGCCGAAATAATCAGCGGCCCGGGGTTCGTCAAGGTTCAGGCGGTCCACGGTTTGCCGGACCCGTTCGGCCACGGTACCGGGGGCCGGGGTTTTGGGTTGTTTTAGGGGGGTTTCGTTCATGGCTGGGGGTGTCCTATGGGTTAGGGTCAAAAAATGCCCCTGAACGCTAATTCAGGGGCTGGGGTTCAAGGGTTCGGCGGTTACAGGTCGAGTAGGTCAGAGACTAGCGGGACCAACACGACACCGGCAAGGGCGATTAAAAGGGCGGTTATCAATCGAACCCCTTTGTCAAGCAAATTTGATCCACGCCATTTTGAAACACGGTATGGCGTTCGTACTTAATCGAACCATCGGCGCTTAAAAAGTCTCGTTCGTCAACCTCTACGATGTCCGGGCCTTCGTCTAAGTCATAGTCAACGATGAAAAAACGAACGGGCAAGCATTCCCGCGCCTTTTCCAATTCTTCGACCAGTGCATCCCGTTCGGCTTCGAGTTGGGCAATTTGGGCCAGTAGTTCAGCGGCCCGGGTGTCGCCCGCCATATAGGCGGCGCGTTCTTGTTCTTCGGTGGTCAGTTGTTGCGTGCTCATGGTTCAATTCTCCAAATTGACAGTGAAACGGTTTTCACCGTGGCCGATAAAAAGGGTGCCGACATTCGAGAAAATCCGGCAGTAGACGCGCCGCCACCGTCCGTTAAATTTGACCATGTGGGGCGTAGGGATGCGGGAACCGTACCCGGTAGCGGTGAACGAAAGCCCCCGTTCTTGCCACCACAGGGGTGCGGTTTTGCAATCGACGGCCACCGTGGCGAAACTATCGCGGGAACCGTCCGGGCGGGTTGCGTGGGTTTGAATGTAGGCGTTCATGCTGTCACCTCTTTGACGGCGCGGGCGGCTGCGCGGGTCGCACGTTCAAGCAATCGGGCAACCGCGCCACGGTATTCGGTGGGCCAGTATTGACCGGTGGTGTAGTCGAGGGTCAACCGGCCACTGTCGGTGCGTTCGATTGTCAAGCGTTCACCCCGTGAAACTTCGATCAGGTGATCATCTTGAACATTAACGGCGCAGGCGAAGCGCAGCGCGGTGCGTACATCGTGCATTTGCTGGGTGATCATTCGAGAGTCGCCACGGTATGCGGTGACATCCCCATAGTCTCGGAAATCTAAGCCGGGGTTTTTGGCAGCGTATGCGGCCAACATGCGCAGGCCCACGGGCAGCGCATCAACATTGACCCATGCGGGGAAAAGGGAAAGGGCGCGGTTTGAGAGTTTCATGAAATTCTCCAATTACGGGTTACAGGGAAAAGGCGAACACGGTCAACAGGTACAGGGCACCCAGTGCGAAGGCTGCACCCGCCCAAATCATCAGGGGGGAAGGTTCGCGGGTGTCCACGGGTTCGGGGTGTAAATCGAGATAGTGCAAAGCGTGGCGGTTCATACGTTCACCGCCTTTGCAAAGTTGGGCTTAGTGCCGGGGACAAACCCAGCGACACGGAAAGAGTGAAAGCCTTGAGCACTGGCGGCGGCTTTGACTCGTTCGATGTTCTCTTGGGCTTTGTCTGTTACTTGGAAGCAAGCTAACAGATCTTCCATGTAATCGCGGGTTTCGCCTTGTTTGAGGCCGTAGATCAAGATTTCAGTTTTCACGGTGTTTGCCTTTACAGTTACGGGTTGTTAATGTGCTCAATTATACCCAATGGGTTCAGTGTGTCAATACCCATTGGGTAAATTATTTACTAGGTGTTTTCCCCTAATTCGGAAATCTGGCGCTCGTGTTCTTCTTTGTCGATCATTTGGTAGGTCAGTTCGGCATCTATCGCGGCTTTTTCGCCCTGTGTGTCCCGGATTCGTTCGACACGAATTCGGTTTATCTGGCGCTCGCTCATACCCAATGAGTTCAGGAACTCAACAATTTCTGACTTCTTTGACCGCTTGCGATCTTCACCGGGTGAGTGCAAATTTTCAAGCCGGTTGTTCCCGCTATCGTTGTCTTTGTGTTTAATGTGATTGTTGGGCCAGTACCCACGCGCCATGCGCCATGCGAGATGATGCGCGAATACTTCATGATCATCAACGCGCAAACGAACCCCGTAGACAGTTCGACGACCAGCGGGTTCAAGCCAAGAGACAGTTTTGTCCTTGTTAAATTGGCGCTGCATGAATACGCCCATTGATGCGTCATAAGTCAGAACGCGCATGCAAGTGTTGAAAAATTCGTCAGTTTTCGGGTAAGCCATGATGATTCCTCAATGGTGACAAGATGCCCTGACTGTAGGGTAGGGCATGGGAGGATATTATACATCTTCTTTTCGCAAGAAGAAGAAGTTTAATAGATACCCCTATTATAGATGCGATGCAGTCATTTTTGTCACCATTGTGTAAATTGCCCCAATGGGTTCCTTGTTTCTATGGGTTGACCCTCAATCGAAGAAATCGTAATGAGAATGATTCGTATGCGCGAAAGGATCAACTGTCACACTGCCCCAATGGGTTCCGTGCAATACCCAATGGGTTCAATGACCAAATGGATACCATGATTCAGTTAGTCAGTGCTCACTAACTTGGTGGCGCTGGGTGCCGGGTTGCTGGGGTGTCGCCCACTGGGTCAGGGTTGCAGTGGTGCCCGGGAGTCGCTGGGGCGAGGGGAGGGGGTAGGGCCAGCGGGGTCGATGGTCCGGCTACGTAGGCATCACAGAAACTGTGAAAATTTTTTAGAAAATCAAAAACCCAATGGGTTCCCTAGACACCATGAACAGACCGTAGTACACTGAGGACACTATGAAACAAGAGAACACCTCGTTCGTAGGCACGGCTGTCGCCAGTGAAAACCAACTGCCAAACTGGCTGACCGTGCCTGACCCAGAACCCCTCAGAACCTCGAAGGCTGCAAGGGCGTTGCTGCATGTCGAATATGAGCAGATATTCGAGCGCATCGTGGAAGACATCTACCGGGGCCGGTCCCTGCAATCGCTGATTGAGGATGACCACCGGGCCATCTCGTATGAGGACTTCCTGCGCTGGGTCAAGCGTGACCCTGTTCGCCATGAACGATTCAAGGAAGCGCAGGAGATGCGCACTGAGTTCTTGGCCGGTGAGATTCTGGAAATTGCCGATGGCGTCGAGTCCATCGACGCCAACTCGAACGACACAGTGAACCGCGACAAGTTGCGCATCGACACGCGCAAGTGGCTCATGGGTGCGCACAATCGCAAACGCTACGGCGAGACGAAACAAATTGAACTGGGTGGCACCATCTCTATCACCGAGGCGCTGGCGCAGGCCCAAGCTCGGGTGATCGAGGGTGAGGTGATTGACGTAACCCCTCGACTGGAGAATGACTGATGATCCGTCCTTGCCCGTGGTGTGGTGGCACCAGCGTATCGGTTGAGGAGTTGGAGTTTCGCTATCGTGTTGCGGTGTGCGATGAGTGCGGTGCCCACGCACCTGATGTGCGACACAACACACTCGCAGCAGACCAGTTAAGAGCCGAGCAGGAGTCGTCGGTCAAAGCCATTGAGGCTTGGAACACAAGAGAGTCAATCTAATGCAGAAGCCCCGGTACAGCCCAGAAGATGAGCAAACGCTCATGGCCCAGCTTTGGAGTCCGTCTATCAAGGACGACCCCGAGGCGTTTGTGCTCTTTGTGTTCCCTTGGGGTCAGAAGAACACACCCCTCGAACACTTCAAAGCCCCTCGTGCGTGGCAGAGGAGAGCACTGCGCAGGATACGGGACTTCATCAAGGAGAACCGGGGCAAGCTGAGTAACGATGAGTTGATCGACGCCATGCGCAGGGCCATCAGTTCTGGCCGAGGCGTGGGCAAGTCAGCACTGGTGTCGTGGCTGATCCTGTGGATGCTGACCACTCGCATCGGGAGCAGCGTCATCGTGTCGGCCAACAGCGAGAACCAGTTGCGCAAAGTGACATGGGGTGAGTTGACCAAGTGGGTCACAATGGCGATCAACGCACACTGGTGGGAGCCAACAGCCACCTCGCTGAACCCGGCCAACTGGTTGACAGAACTCGTCGAGCGTGACCTCAAGAAGGGCACCCGGTACTGGGGAGCCGAGGGTAAGCTGTGGAGCGAGGAGAACCCAGACGCATACGCCGGTGTGCACAACATGGACGGCATGATGGTGATCTTTGACGAGGCCAGCGGTATCCCCGATTCGATCTGGTCCGTGGCTGCGGGCTTCTTTACCGAGAACATCTTGGACCGGTACTGGTTCGCGTTCAGCAACGGACGGCGCAACACCGGGTACTTCTATGAGGCCGTGGACGGCAGCAAGCGGGAGTTCTGGGAGAGCGAGAAGATTGACGCCCGCACAGTCGAGGGCACCGACAAGACCATCTACCAACAGATCATCAACGAGTACGGTGAGGACTCGGACGAGGCCCGGGTCGAGGTCTATGGTGACTTCCCCAAATCGGGCCAAGACCAGTTTATCGCACCGCACCTTGTCGATGACGCCATGAAGCGGCAACTACACAAGGACATGACCGCGCCCATCATCGTGGGCGTGGACCCGGCCCGGGGCGGCATGGACAGCACCGTGATCGCCGTGCGCCAAGGGCGGGACATCGTGGCGATCAAGCGGTTCCGTGGTGATGACACCATGACCACCGTGGGCCACGTCATCGACGCCATCGAGGAATACCGGCCAGCGTTGACCGTGATCGACGAGGGTGGCCTCGGGTACGGCATCCTTGACAGACTGACCGAGCAGAAGTACAAAGTGCGCGGGGTCAACTTTGGCTGGAAGGCCAAGAACCCGACCATGTGGGGCAACAAGCGGGCTGAGATTTGGGGTGCGATGCGCGACTGGCTTAAGACCGCCAGCATCCCACAAGACAGGCTGCTCAAGTCCGACCTGATCGGCCCGATGAAGAAGCCCAACTCGGCTGGCACCATCTTTTTGGAAGGCAAGAAGGAAATGAAAGCCCGTGGACAAGCATCGCCCGATGCGGCTGACGCCATTGCCGTGACCTTCGCGTACCCTGTGGCACATCGGGAGTACAATGACCGCACAATCACCCGGCGCAACGCTCAAAACGGTGCAGCCACAACTTCATGGATGGGTTCGTGATGGCTACCAAGAAAAGCGTGTCTCTGAGTGTCGGTCGCGGCGAGAAGCTGCCCGCATCCAAGGGTGCTGGCCTGACTGAGAAGGGCCGCGCCAAGTACAACCGCGAGACTGGCTCCAATCTCAAAGCCCCCGCGCCCAGCCCCAAGACAAAGGCTGACCAAGGCCGCAAAGACTCATTCTGTGCCCGCATGGAAGGGGTTGTCAAAAACGCCAAAGGTCCGGCAGAACGGGCCAAGGCATCACTCAAACGATGGAAGTGCTGATCATGGCTACAAAACCCGGACTGTACGCAAACATCAACGCCAAACGCGCCCGCATCGCGGCTGGCTCTGGTGAGAAGATGCGCAAACCCGGCTCTGCTGGTGCGCCCACGGCCAAAGACTTCAAAGAGTCGGCCAAAACTGCCAAACCTGCCAAAAAGGCCAAGTGATGCCACTCGTCAAGTCACCCTCAAAAGAGGCATTTCGCAAGAATGTCAAGGCCGAAGTATCTGCGGGTAAACCCGTAAAGCAGGCCGTTGCGATTGCTTACTCCGTCAAGCGTGAAGCTGCCAAAAAACCAACAACGAAGCCCAAAAAATGACCATTCAAGCCCTGCAAGACTGCCTGATCGTGCGCCCAGACATGGAGAAACACGAGCTTTTCATCCTTCTGAAACAGAAACAAACAGGCACAGGTGTGGTAATCTCCGCTGGCCCTGACGCCAAAGACGTAAAAGTCGGCGACAAGGTGCTATTTGGTGATTCCATCGGTCAGGACTTAAAATGGGAAGGTGACAACCTTCTGGTCATGAGGGAATCACACACCCTCGGAGTATTTGACGCATGAAAGACACCACCGGAATCGTAGCCGCAGCAAATGTGGCAAAAAACGGACCGAACCCGTCAAAAGGCGGTTCCGAGGATATTCTGACTGTTGCCCGTTCACGCATGAAGATGGCAATGGCGGCGTTTTCCCAGACTCGGGAAGACGAACTCGACGACTTGCGGTTCTACGCAGGCTCCCCAGACAACCAGTGGCAGTGGCCTGCTGACGTGCTCCAGACTCGTGGTGCTGTGCAGGGTCAAACGATCAACGCCCGCCCATGTCTCACCATCAACAAGCTGCCGCAGCACGTTCACCAAGTGACGAACGAGCAGCGCATGAACCGTCCCGGCATCAAAGTGATCCCGGCTGACGACAAGGCCGATGTTGACGTGGCAGATGTGTTCAACGGCGTGATTCGCCACATCGAGTACATCTCCGATGCTGACGTGGCCTACGACACCGCTTGCGAGAACCAAGTGTCCTATGGCGAAGGCTACATCCGTTTGCTGACCGAGTACTGCGACGAGAAGACATTCGATCAGGACATCAAGATCGGGCGCATCCGCAACAGCTTCAGCGTCTACATGGACCCCATGATCCAAGACCCCACGGGCGCAGACGCCCGTTGGTGCTTTGTCACGGAAGACCTGACCAAAGCTGAGTACGAGCGTCTGTACCCCGATGCAGCGCCGATCAGCACATTGATGAGCCTTGGTGTGGGCGATCAATCCATCGCCCAGTGGATTGGTGAGAACACTGTCCGCATCGCCGAGTACTTCTACATCGAGTACGAGAAGCAAACGCTCAACCTGTACCCCGGCAATCAGACTGCGTTCACGGGCACACCCGAGGACAAGACTCTGCGCATGATGTTCGGCAAGCCGATTCGCACCCGCGAAGCTGACCGCAAAAAAGTCAAGTGGTGCAAGATCAACGGCTACGACATCCTCGAAGAACGCGAGTGGGCCGGTGCATACATCCCCGTGGTGCGCGTGGTCGGTAACGAGTTTGAGGTTGACGGCCAGATGTACGTGTCGGGCTTGGTGCGCAACGCCAAGGATGCCCAGCGCATGTACAACTACTGGGTGTCGCAGGAAGCTGAAATGCTGGCGCTGGCCCCCAAAGCCCCATTCATCGGGTATGGTGGTCAGTTTGAAGGCTACGAGCAACAGTGGAAGACTGCCAACACGAACAACTGGCCCTATCTGGAGGTCAATCCAGACGTTACAGACGGCCAAGGCGCTGTGTTGCCACTACCCCAGCGGGCACAGCCTCCGATGGCCTCCAGCGGCCTGCTGCAAGCCAAGGCGGGTGCTGCTGAAGACATCAAGTCAGCCACCGGCCAGTACAACGCATCGCTGGGCATGACCAGCAACGAGCGTTCCGGTAAAGCCATCCTTGCGCGTCAGCGTGAGGGCGACATCGGTACCTACCACTACGTTGACAACTTGGCCCGTGCGATCCGTCACATTGGTCGCCAACTCGTGGACCTGATCCCTAAAATTTACGACACTGAGCGCATTGCCCGCATCATTGGTGAAGATGGTGAGCCATCGACCGTCAAGATGAACCCGATGCAGGAAGAACCCGTCAAGCGGATCGTGGACCAAGAGGGTGTGTTGATTGAGAAAATCTACAACCCCGCTGTCGGCAAATACGATGTGCGCGTGATCACCGGCCCCGGCTACGCTACCAAGCGTCAGGAGGCTTTGGAAAGCATGGCCCAGTTGCTGCAAGGCAACCCACAATTGTGGCAAGTCGCTGGCGACTTGTTTGTCAAGAACATGGACTGGCCCGGTGCTCAAGACCTCGCCAAGCGGTTCAAGAAGACCATCGACCCCAAGGTGCTGGCCGACGAAGACGATCCGGCCTTGGCCGCTGCCAACCAGCAGATGGAGGCAATGGCCGCTGAGATGGAAAATATGTTCCAGATGTTGCAAAACGTCAACCAGAGCATGGAAGCCCGCGAGATGCAGATCAAGCAGTTTGAAGCTGACATCAAGGCATATCAGGCCGAAACACAGCGCATCAGCGCGGTGCAGGCTGGCATGTCGCCCGAGCAGATTCAGGACATCGTGATGGGCACGATTGCCGCAGCGATGGACACTGGCGATTTGATCGGTGGTGCCCCACAGATGCCTGAAATGCAGCCTCAAATGGCCCCCGAACAAGGTCAAATGCCACCTGAAGGGATGATGTAATGAGTTGCGCTGATTTCATGGGTGAGTTGTTCTTGGCGCGGGATGTGGCCCATTCCGTCCACCTCAACACCCGTTCATACTCAAAACACAAGGCGCTGGGGCACTTCTACGAGGATGTGCTGGACGCCGCCGACAAGTTTGCCGAGGCGTACCAAGGCCGTCATGGTCTAATTGGCCCTATCACGCTGAAGTCAGCCCGCAAGGACGGTGCAATCTTGCCGTTCTTGGAAGACTCGCTGGCGTACATCGAGGAAAACCGGTACAAGGTCTGCGGCAAGACCGACACGACATTGCAGAACATCATTGACGAAATCATTGCTGTTTACCTGTCGGTTATTTACAAGTTAAAATTTCTGGCATAAAAGGAGCCATCATGGAACTTCTCAATCCCCTGTCCAAAGCGGACTTTCCCGCCCAGTCTGTCTCGTACACTGGCACTGCTGGCTCCACTTCTGGCTGGAACGCTGGTCCTGAAGGCGTCATGGTTTGGTCCGATCAGCCTTGCTACATCGAGGTGGGTGAAGGCGCTGTTGCCACAACTGCCAGCACTCCGATTCCCGCCTATACCCCAATCCCATTTAAGGTACCCACAGGCACTTCGGGTTTGTGGCGCGTGAGTGCGATTCAGTTGTCCGCAGGCGGCACGGTTTATTGCAAACCGATGAACACGAAATGAGTTTCCTTGCAGCCCGCAATGCAGTGGCTATCGGCCTCGGTGGCATCATTTCGATCTTCGGTGGCCGCGCTTCTGAGGTGGCTCAGAGCAATCTTCTCACTGAGTCCGATAACAACCTCGTCCAAGAAGACGGTGGTCTTATCTTGTTGGAGTAACGAAATGCCTGCTGTGTCTCTTTCAATTTTTGGCGGCGTTGGTGCTCAGTTTTTTGACAACAACGGCAACCCGCTGTCTGGTGGCAAGATTTACACTTACGAGGCTGGCACAACAACGCCACTGGCTACGTATACGTCAAGCACCGGCAATACGGCCCACACAAACCCCATCGTGCTGGATTCCGCTGGTCGAGTGCCCGCTGGTGGCGAAATTTGGAACGCGCTGCGACTGTACAAGTTTGTCCTGAAAACCAGCGCAGATGTGACAATTGCTACGTATGACAATGTGGGCAGCAGCTTCAATGCTACCGCGATCATTGCCAACTTTACGGGCAACGGATCAACTGTTGCGTTTACATTGGCAAGCGCACCCGCAGGCGAGAACGCAACCAACGTGTACATCAACGGCGTGTATCAGCAGAAGAACACGTACAGTGTTGCTGGTGCTGTTCTCACATTATCAGAAGCACCCCCAGTTACTTCGTCAATCGAAGTCAACTACGTCTAAGGAAAACAGCATGTCTTTGACAAAAGTCAGCTACTCGATGATTGAAGGAGCACCGGCTAACGTGCTTGATTTTGGCGCTGTGGGTGATGGCGCAACCGATGACACGGCGGCAATTCAAGCAGCAATCGACTACTGTTTGGCAAACGCTGTGTCATTGTATGTACCCACGGGTAAATACAAACTCACTTCGCAGATAGACATCCCGGTTTACAGCAGTTCATTTGAGCGTGGGTTGATCATTCAAGGCGAAGGATGGGGAAGCCAATTTATTGTTGATCACGCCGGAGTTGGCTTCTATGTGACTTGCGTTCCAAGTTTTGGCACGTATCAAGCCGAGTTCCGCGACTTGTTTTTCACTACTGGCACAACAAGTCCAGACAAGATCATCCACAACGTGGGTGGAATTAACACACTTATCAGGGACTGCAAATTCCGTGACGCAACAGTTGGTACAGGCTGTGTAGTTAACGACAACGCATATGGTCTGACATTGCAGGGATGTGTTTTTTGGGGTGTTACTGGCACAGGAGTTTTTTACGCCCAAGTTCCAGATTTGTCCACGTACAGTTATGTAAATTCCATCATTGATTGTGAATTCAGCATTGTCACTACGGGCGTGGAAATGCAAGGCTGCAATGCCTTCTTGGTGTCAAACACTGTATTTCAAGAATGCAATGTTGGGTTTTACGCAAACCCAAAATCTACTGAAGTCACTGCTTTCAACATCTCGTTTGAAACTTGCTGGTTTGAGAGAAACACAACATGGGACATACAACTTGACTCGGATCTGAACTATTGGTGCGAAGCCACCATCAGGAACTGTCAGTTCAGCGGTTTCGTTCCTACCCAACAATGTCATATTCAGCTTGAACAGAAGTCTAGAATTACCATTGAGGGCACTCCAGCCGGAAACACGGTTATTGTGTCAGGAGCACTTGAGGCAGCAGCGGTTCTGATTCGTGCGACGAACTTCATCCAGTCTGGTACATATGCTTGGACAAGTATTGATCCTCTTGGAAACATTGTCGCAACCACGTATAAAAGCCTAAGCGGAACTTTTGCATCTCCTACGAGCGGTAGTGCGGTGACCTTGACAACTCTGCCAAGCGTAGCTGTTGGAACTTGGCTAGTAACAGCGGCGGTGGCGTTGGAAGACGCTACTACTGGAACGGCTGTTGCGTTGGTCACCACCCAAGCAGGCACATCGGCAGTTACGTCAATTAAAACTGCATCGCAGATTGCAATTTCCACAAGCGGCCTTGATTTGAAAGCAACTCAAACAACTGGCATTGTTTATTCAATAACATGGTCACTGACTCGTTTGTCATAAAGGAAAATCATGGCTGATCTGAAAATTTCTCAACTTACTGGCGCAACAACCCCGCTTGCCGGAACTGAAGTTGTTCCTCTTGTTCAAAGCAGCACGACAAAAAAAGTCGCAGTAAGCGATCTGACTGCTGGTCGTCCGGTAGAGGTCGGAAAACTTTACAGCGGAATTGCGTATAACGCTGGACGGCGTATCAATACACAAGCCAGCGCCGGTGAGACCGCAGCATTTATCGGTGGTGCTAACGGTTATGCGTTGATTGACAACGTGGGATCAGGTAACAACTACTTTAACGCAACAGCGGCCCAAGAATTTACTGGTCCACTTGGAAGTGTTCTCGTTTTAAATTCAGCAACGCGTGTAGTCAACATGGGCGGCTATGGTGCTGGAACGGCAACGTTCGACGCAGCCGGAAACATCTCCAGTGTTTCAGATGAAACATGGAAAATTAAAGACGGTGTTCCATCTGATCCAGTGGGGATGCTTAAAGCCATTGAGCCCGGGTATTGGTATTACAACGAAGAAAAGCGGGAAATTTTTAACAAAGACCGCCAACTCGGTTTCTACGCTCAAAACATTCACGCAGCACTTGGACCAGAGGCTGCACCTACTCCCGAAGAAGGCAAGCCGTGGGGCTACTATGATCGTTCAGTTCTCGCAGTCACCGTCATGGCATTGCAAGACGCACTGAAACGCATTGAAACACTTGAAGCCAAATTATTGGCTAGTGAATCCGCACAAACGAATGTTGCACAGCCAGAGTAATCTGCTGTAAGATAACCCAACCGTACCGGTGAGGTTCACCGGGGTTCCAATGGAACATGAAATGACTGATGAAGTCCAAGCCTTAGCGGAAGTAGACTCCGCGCAAGCACCCGAGGTGACGGCCACCACGGACAATGCACAAAATGCGCCG